CCCACCATCAGCACACTTGAGAGACCCACGTACTTGTCGTGCGCCATGACAGACATCACTGCCTTAGACAACCGCTGCTCGGCAGTCAGTGCTTGGTTAAGTGCTAACATGTTTCCTCCTTACTTGTCTGCTGTAAACAGATAGTTGTTGTCCATCGCCCACTGCGTGAACTTCTTGTTGGTCATCACCATCGATTGCTTGGTGTACTTCTTAGACCGAACACCATTGGCGAACACACCCTGCGCTTCTTTGGATAGGCGCAACATGTAGGTCATCCACTGGTCAACCCAATCACGTTCGAGTGTGGCTAACACCTTGTACACAACCATCATCACGGCACCCGCACTGGTCGGCACTAGCGCACCACTAGGATCGGACTTGATCGAATCGATAGATGGCAACTGATCGGCAAGTCTGGCAAAGGCCATCATGTCACCCGCTGCTGACCCACCGATGGTACCGATTAGCAAAGACGTTAGTGTCTTGTCATCGAACTTGTCGCGTACCTTCATCCAATCGCTGGCAGCTTCGAGTGACCGAGGTGTGACAAACGCCGTACGGGTAGACCGTGGGTGGAATATGTAGTCGTTGTCCTCGGGATCTTGCACATCGCGGAAGTCGGCAAACGCTTTGTCGTTGTTGCGACACCAACCCAACACAGTAGGATCGACACTGTTGTTGATACCCCACTCGATCCACTGCTCCCACGTTGGTTTGGTAGACTCGATCACCGTCAAGCGATTGAGTGCATGTGCTGGTAACAGGTCACCGACACCCTCCGCACCTAGGTTGGTTGTGGCAAACACAATACTGTCGGGGTGTAGCGTGTAGCTCCCGATCTTACGTTCGAGCATCATACGCAATAGCGCGAGCTTGACTGCTGGGTTGGCTTTACCGAACTCGTCAATCATCAGGATGATCGGCTTGTCATGGTGTGCGCCCAACTCCTCGTTGGTCATGTACCGCACGAACCCACTGCCCTCGACCCGAATGATATCAGGGATAGTCACGTCACCCAGATCTTTGGTGGTTGTGTCGAAGTAACACGGTATGTGCTTGGTTAGTATCGCAGATATCATGTTGAGCAAAGACGTTTTACCCGTACCTATCGGGCCTTGCACCATGATCGTACGTTGATGACCACCGGCAATGATTGCTTGGGCGATCTCGTCTAGGTTTACCGCATACAAATTGGCTGATGTTGCCATGTTATGTCCTCCTTCATTGGACTTGGTTTGGTATGGAATTCCATACTGACTGGTTAACACATTTACCGCTTGTTCCTATGCACTCGGTTGTATCTCGCATACTCCCGTGAATCGACGTGCTTAAAGAAGTGCATTGTGTCGCTCGAATACATATACATGTAGTGGAACTTCGCTTCATCACTCATGCCGTTACGGATCGCATCGTCGAACGCATCCTTGGGGTGCAACACCGTGCGCCCGTGTCTGTGCCACAACTGATCTTCTGCTGCGCTATATCTCATCGCTATAACTCCTCCTTCAGTTTGAGTTCTACCCACTTGTCTGCGCGCAGGATTTCCACAAAGTGTAACGCTTGGTGTAACTCTCCCAGATTACCGTTCATGGCTTCTTGGATTGCAGAACTAACCCGATCTAACATTTCATAGTCATTCATCTCGCTCTCCTATAGCTGTGTTTTACAGGTCTATGGTTGGTAGGCTGCTGATAACGTCTTCTACCACCGATCTGGTTTCGGCACGAAGGTGGCTGTCCTCCTTGAGCGCCTCGGGTGATATCGGCAACTTGCCTACACCGCGGAACTGATCTTCGAGCTTGGTGCGTATCGCTTCCATCTGGGTATCGCCCGTCAGGTTGCACGCCTTGAGCATGTCGATCATATCAAGCACGCCATCGAACGTCGTATTGTGCAACGGCTTGCGCTTCTCACCCTTGTTATAGTCCAGACTGTTGTGCAGTCGTTCAAGATACTTGCGGGTACGGTTGAACACATCACCCATCGCCTTGGCGATCTGCGCCTCGTAATGCTCCTGATATTGTGTTTTCAGGAGTGCCGCCTGTTCGTTGCCCATGTCAACCCGAAAGTCACCGGCTTCTGGCACGGGTGAGTAGGTCACGCTGAACGCAAACTTACGAGCCAGCTCATGCACAGAAACATAGTCGGCATCGTTGAACAGGTCGCCCAACTTGGTGCGGGACTGGATGATCTCCCAATCGTACACATCGAGGAACGCTTGCACCAAACGATTGAACTCCCGCTCGAACGCTGTCATCTGCGCTTGGTAGTCGAAGAACATGGCAGTCGGGACTAACCGCTGACCAAGATCTGACCAAGGCATTGTCAGGGTATAATGTATGTTGCGGGAATTGGCAACGAAGTCTTGAACCGCTCTCAGCTCGGCGCAATCACCTAGCAACTTCTTACTGACGTTGGCGGTGCCTGACCTAGCATTGTTGTGCAAGGTGACCTGCGCTGATGCGCTCTTGTCTTTCTTGCGTCCTGTCCAGACCGACGCGCTAAACTCGACGATCATGGCGCTTGATTGTATCGACGGGGCCGACACGTTGGGTACTGCTGTTAACATGTTATTCATTCTTATATCTCCATAAGATGTTTATGTGACGCAGTATGGAATTCCATACTGGGTGAAGTGCTGACGGAATGCCCCACTCACAAATACATTATGACACAGTTAACGTCTGATGTCAAATGATGAAGAAGGGTCGAGTATGGTGTAGTTGTGTGTAATACGGTAGATGTTCTTGAATGTTCCGGTAATGTTCGGTTGGAAAATGGCGCAAGTTATTGATAACCAAAGAATGTAGTGAATGTTCGGTAATTCTGGAGAGGAGGCACTAGCTCCGCCTTAGAGAGAAGGCAGGAGGTTTTTAGGAACATATGAGCTGATAAGATGTTAGAGGGACGCTTTGAATAAAAAGAGAGTTAAGTAATTTTATTTACAGAACATTATTAAAATATATATATATATAGGGCTTTTTGTATCCAAGACAATAGACCCAACTACACGAGATTACACGGAAATACACCAAACATAATGTAGTAGAACGTAGTTGTGATTACCGAACATTGCAGGAACATTACCCCTTTTTACCGAACATTGCGGAACATTACCGGTATGGAATTCCATACTGCGCCAGACGCGCCGTGCTACTACGGGAACTGGTATCGACAAAGAGTGTCTTTATAATCCTTTAGGTCGCATAACGCGACCTGATGCGGCACGCTACTACGGGAACTGGTATCAAATTTATTTGAGACAAAAAAAAGCCCCTCCGGAGAGGGGCCAGTTGGTTAGTGGGTGGGTTCAGTCTTGCCTAGGTCAGCCAAGATATCATTCAGCCTGCTAATGTGTTGCTGAGTCTTGAACCCTTTTGGCAATTCGTTTTCAGGATTCAATAACAGCTTCTTAGCAGAGTCTAGCATTGTCGCCAGCTTCTCAGCCGCTGATTTCTCGCTGGCCTGTTTCGCCGCCTCTGCAGGGTCAACCCCCTGAGATATTAACTCAGCCTTGACCAGCCGCTTACCTAGGGAATCCTTATAGTCCCTCAGCTTGCTAGATACCGCTGCTTGTTCTCGGTCCCTCGTATCCCATTGTTCGGCCTTCATGTCGGGCTTCTTGCTTAGGTATCTATTGAGGCCAGCCTTATTGTATAGCGCCAATATGATCCTTTGCTTGATCCATTCCCTAGACTCAGTGCCACTAGCGAAGTCATCGGGCGTCCAGCCGTCAGACTCGAGGCGGTCAAGCACTATCCCCCGCGCCGTCATTCCCGCCATTTCTTTGCGTTGATGGCTTTCTATATCCTTGGCCAGTGCCAGAGACATCTTACCAGTGAAACCCATTGTTAACGTACCTGCTGATTTTGAATTGACCATAAGTTTTATATCTCATTTAAGTTTAAGTGACAGTATGGAAACCCATACTGTAGGCCAAGGGTTAATCCCTCCGACTTGTTAACAAGTTAACACGAGACGGTGGATAGTCTAGTAATAAGTGACCCTATGGATGATCTGGATCTGGCTGGCTGGATGCCTGTTTTCTGACATGGCGACCCCTACCTACCCCCTATGCACCACTTCTCCTACAGGGACTCCAGCATTACTATAGCATTACTAATTTACACGAATAGTGACCGTTTTTTTGAGTTCAGACCCCCCACCCCCCTATATATAGGAACACCCCCCCGGTAGGAGTCCCAACTTCTTGTTGCAAAAAATTATTTTTGGTGTACATTGGTGTCATTAGATACTAACCAGTGTATATCTATGACAGTGATGCTTCAGCCAGAAGTCGGTATACCCATATCAGCAGACATGCCGTACCTAGATCTTAAAGTTCGTGCGGAAGCTGCGTGCAACACTGCTTTGTTATTGGCAGAACACGGGCTAGACATCACCCCAAACAAAGAAGACAAAGACGTAGCGGCTGGTATAGCAATAGATTACGCAGAAAACCCAGAAAAAATCTCTAAGACACTATCAGTTACCCGCTCTTCTAAGCTAACACCTGCTTCATTAGTACTTACTAACAGTATCCTGCAAGAGTTTGGACAGTCTGTAGCTGAAAGTGCTACCCAGATACGCCACCTAGTCACTAATAAGCTCCTGTTAGAGTCAGAGAACCCAGACCCACGGGTAAGAATCCGTGCCCTAGAGCTGTTGGGCAAGATTTCAGACGTTAGTTTGTTTGCGGAGAAGTCAGAGGTCACTATAACGCACCAGTCTACGGACGACCTACGTGCCAAGCTGCGTCAGAAGCTAGAGAAGTTGGTCAATCCGCCCGAAGAACTGGGTGCCCCTATCGTATTTGAAGGCGAAGTAATCGATATTGACGCGGAACTCGGGCTAAAAGAAGTGAAACCCGAGGTAGATGAAGAGTACGACGATGAGTGAGGTCGCATTTGACTTTACTGAGGGTGAAATCCAAGTGATGTTGGATAACCTTGACGATTATACCCAAGATGAAGTCGTTGAGATTGATAAACTGGTCGAGGAACTAAGTACACGTAAAAGAAGTAAGCTGGCGTACGATGACCTTATAGAATTCTGCAAGGCAATGATGCCTGAGTTCATTGTGGGTAAGCACCACCGCATATTGGCTGATATGCTCATGGCAATTGAGGGTGGGGACAAAGATCGGGTATGCGTAAACATACCCCCACGCCACGGTAAGTCCCAGTTAGTGTCTATCTTCTACCCAGCATGGTACTTAGGACGTAATCCTAATAAAAAAGTCATGATGGTGTCGCATACTACTGATTTAGCGGTAGATTTTGGGCGTAAAGTACGTAATTTAATCAATTCTGACGGCTATAGGTCGGTGTTTCCGACTGTAAGACTAGCCTCTGATTCCAAGTCTGCGGGTCGGTGGAACACCAGTGTAGGGGGCGAATACTACGCTTGTGGGGTTGGTTCTGCCCTTGCTGGACGTGGTGCTGACCTGCTCCTAGTAGATGATCCGCACTCTGAACAAGATGTTATTAACGGTAACTTCTCTGTGTTTGAGAAGGCTTATGAGTGGTACACGTTTGGGGCGCGTACGCGTCTTATGCCCGGAGGGCGGGTAGCGATTATCCAGACTCGTTGGCACATGGATGACCTGACAGGTCGTGTAGTGCGGGATATGGGCCAGAACGACAGAGCGGATGAGTTTGAGGTGATTGAGTTCCCCGCCATATTAGAGGTGGACGATAAGGAGACGGGTAAACCTATACAGAAACCACTGTGGCCTGAGTTCTTTGACTTAGACGCTTTGCTACGGACTAAGGCATCGATGCCAGCCTTCCAGTGGAATGCACAGTACCAGCAGGAACCAACGGCAGAAGAAGCTGCCCTGATTAAAAGGGATTGGTGGAGTATCTGGACGAAGGAAGATCCGCCCAAGTGCGAATACATTATCATGTCGTTAGACTCTGCTGCGGAGAAGCACAACCGTGCTGACTTTACGGCGCTCACTACGTGGGGTGTTTTCTTCAATGAAGAGATAGAAGCGTACAACATCATCTTGTTGAACAGTATTAAGAAGCGGTTGGAGTTTCCTGAGTTAAAAGAGTTGGCAATGGAAGAGTATGCTGACTGGGAACCTGATGCGTTTATTGTGGAGAAGAAAAGCTCGGGCGTAGCGATCTACCAAGAGATGCGTCGTATGGGATTGCCAGTGCAGGAATATACCCCTCACAGAGGATCTGGTGATAAACTAGCACGTCTAAACTCGGTAGCAGATATTGTAGCATCAGGTATAGTGTGGGTGCCCGAAACTCGCTGGGCGGAAGAGTTAGTTGAAGAGATTGCTGGATTCCCGTTTATGAGCCATGATGACCTAGTGGATTCGACAGTCATGGCACTAATGCGTTTTAGGCAAGGTGGATTCATACGCCTACCAACTGATGAACCTGATGACATACGTTACTTTAAACAACGACGTGGCGGGTATTACTAAGAGTATAAATTATGGCTATTGAAAAAGGTTTGTACGCGGCACCAGAAGGTATCGATGATCTGCTCGAAGGCGAGATGATGGACGGCGATATGATGGGTGCACAGTTAGAGATCGAGATTGTCGATCCTGAGATGGTTACGTTGTCTGATGGCAGCATGGAGATTACGTTAATCCCTGATGCAAACGAAGCAGACCTAATGGGGTTTGATGCCAACCTTGCTGAAGCGTTAGATGACAATGATCTACAGGAACTTGCACAGGATTTAATTGGGCTGATCGATGCAGATACCGAAAGCCGAAAAGATTGGGCTGATACGTTTGTCAAAGGACTGGACGTATTAGGGTTCAAGTACGAAGAGCGCACAGACCCGTGGGAAGGTGCCTGCGGGGTTTACTCTACTGTACTGGCCGAAGCCGCGATACGTTTCCAAGCAGAGACGATGAGCGAGACTTTCCCAGCCGCTGGCCCCGTACGTGTAAAGATCCTAGGAGCAGAAACGCCCGAGAAAGCTGAAGCCGCTGAAAGAGTAAAAGCGGATATGAACTACGAGCTAACTGAGCGCATGGTTGAGTACCGGCCAGAGCATGAACGGATGTTGTATAGCCTAGGACTAGCGGGGTCTGCGTTTAAGAAGGTGTATTTCGACCCTAACCTAGGTCGGCAGGTTGCTATTTATGTCCCTGCAGAGGACGTTATTGTACCCTACGGCGCGTCCCACATTGAGACTGCAGAGCGTGTCACCCACGTCATGCGGAAGACCAAGAACGAGCTGAAGAAACTTCAGGCTATGGGGTTCTATAAAGAGGTAGACCTCGGTGATCCACAACCGTTCCATACAGACATCGAGAAGAGGAAGGCCGAAGAGGGTGGCTACTCTATTACTGACGATGATCGATATGCGATATACGAAGTCCATGCCGACCTTATTATTGAGGGCATCGACGAAGATGAAGATGATATTGCAAAACCGTACGTTATTACGATTGAACGTGGTACGAACAATATTCTGGCGATCCGACGGAACTGGAGCGAAGAAGATCCGTTGATGTTGAAACGTCAACACTTTGTGCACTACGTTTATGTGCCGGGGTTTGGGTTCTACGGTCTTGGTTTGATTCATATCATCGGTGGATATGCTCGCGCAGGTACCTCACTCATTCGTCAGTTGGTTGATGCAGGTACGCTGTCTAACCTTCCCGGCGGGTTGAAGTCTCGTGGCTTACGGATCAAGGGTGATGATACGCCGATTGAACCGGGAGAGTGGAAGGACGTGGATGTGCCGTCTGGTAGTATCCGTGACAACATCATGCCACTTCCGTACAAAGAGCCAAGCCAGACATTGCTTGCGCTGCTTAACCAGATCACCACTGAGGGTCGTCGGTTAGGGGCTATCAGTGATATGAACATCTCTGACATGTCGGCTAATGCTCCAGTAGGAACGACGCTGGCACTGCTAGAACGTACGTTGAAGCCAATGGCTGCAGTACAAGCGCGTGTTCATTACGCTATGAAGCAAGAGTTTAAGATGCTCAAGACGATTATGTCTGAGTATGCGCCCACTGAGTACGACTATATCCCCATGCGTGGAGAAGTTAGTGCTAGGGTAGCGGACTATATGATGGTGGACGTGATCCCCGTCAGTGATCCTAACAGCTCTACGATGGCGCAGCGGGTTGTACAGTACCAAGCGGTACTCCAGATGGCCCAGTCTGCCCCACAGATATATGACCTGCCACAGCTACACCGGCAGATGATTGAGGTATTGGGCGTTAAGAATGCGGATAAGTTAGTTCCGACTCAGGACGATCTCAAACCTACTGACCCCGTTAGTGAGAATATGGATGCGTTGAACGGGAAACCGTTGAAAGCGTTTATCCACCAAGATCACGACGCACATATAACGACGCACCAAGCGTTTATGCAAGATCCTATGGTCGCTCAGATGATCGGCCAGAACCCACAGGGACAAGCCATTATGGCTGCTCTGCAAGCGCATTTAGCGCAACACTTAGGGTTTAATTACCGTAAGCAGATGGAAGAAAAACTTGGAGCACCGCTCCCTGCACCTAACGAAGAACTCCCCGAGAGTATCGAAATATCCTTGGCGCAATTAATGGCCCAAGCAGGTACCCAACTTACTCAAAACCACCAGCAGCAACAAGCACAGACGGAAGCGCAGCAACAAGCGCAAGATCCTATCGTGCAGATGCAACAAGCGGAACTGCAAATTAAACAGCAGGACATGCAACGCAAGATGCAGAAAGACGCGGCTGATATTCAGATCCGCCAATCAGAACAAGAACGCAAGTCGCAGAAAGATGCGATTGATGCAACCTTGGACGCGGAACAACTTAAGCTCGACCAACAAGAACTTGCTATTGAGGCCCAGAAAGAGGGGATCAAGATAGCTATCAGCAAACGTACTGATGAAAACAAGTTAGATGTGGAGCTCATGCGACTTATAGAGCAGCAAGATAAGGGTGAGTAATGGCTAAAACCATTTTTGACGTGCTTAAAGATAAGCTAGAGGAAGATAAATCCTCTGCACTACAGTTTCTTGGAGGGGGTGGAGCTAAAGACTTCGCTCAGTACAAGGAGGTTACAGGTATGGTTCGGGGTCTCGAAACCTGTATCAATTATGTAGAAGACCTCTCACGCAATATGGAAGAGTACGATGGGTGAAGCAATAGAAATGTTAGAACCGAAAGATATGTTGACACCGGAAGAGATCGAGGCGCAGTTACCGAAACCTGTAGGGTATAGGGTGCTAGTCGCGTTACCGCAAGTAGAAGAGACGTTCGGGGAGACCGGACTGCTTAAATCTAATACAACGATGAACCAAGAACACATTATGTCGATTATCGGCCTTGTGTTGGATATGGGTGAGCAAGCCTATTCTGACGAAGATCGGTTCCCGTCAGGCCCGTGGTGTAAGACGGGTGACTATGTGATGTTCCGTATGAACACGGGCACTCGGTTTAAAGTTGGTGGGGTGGAGTATCGTTTGATGAACGATGACTCTATTGAAGCTATTGTGGCAGACCCCCGTGGTATCACGCGAGCATAAGGAGTAATATATGCCTTTTCAAAAAGTAGAATTTAGTTTCCCTGATGAAGCAGAGGAAAACTTTGAGATCGAAATTGAACCATCTAGCGCAGAAACAATCGACCTATCGGGCAAAGTTGAGCCTAAAGCAGAGGCAGAAAAACCTCAAGTTCTTGTGGACGACGATGACGATGAATATGAGGTTGAAGTTGTTGACGATTCTTCCACACAGGACGAGGACGATCAAGATGTATCAGATGACGTTACTGAAGAGGAGCTTGGTGAGTACTCTAAGAAAGTACAAAAACGTATTAACAAGCTCACTGCACAACGTCGTGAAGCGTCTAGAGAGAAAGATAACGTCCTACGGGAACGTCAAGAACTTGAAACGTTCACTAAACAACTTATGGAAAAGAATAAGATACTGCAGAACTCAGTTGTTGAAGGTCAAGAGGCTGCTCTAGAACAAGCTAAACGAACCGCTGCGGGTGAGGCTATCCTCGCCAAACGTGCTTACAAACAAGCATACGAAGCAGGGGATGCGGATAAGCTAATAGAAGCTCAAGAGAAGTTAACCAATGCCAAAATTAAAACGGATAGGTTAAGTACCCTCAGACCACCTGCTTTACAAGAGGGTGAAGATCCTGTACAAACAGAAGAACAAATTACAGCTCCAGTACCCGTCGATGAGCGAGCAAACAGTTGGGCAGCGTCCAACACATGGTTCGGCCAAGACGATGAAATGACAAGCCTAGCATTGGGGCTGCACACTAAACTTGTCAAACTGGGAATAAACCCCCAGAGCAGTGAATACTACGAGCAAATTGATGCTCGCATGAAACAAGTATTTCCCGAACAATTTGAGGGACAAGGTGAAGTAGCTAACAAACCGAAAAGACAATCTAATATAGTGGCTCCCGCAACGCGAAGTTCAGCTCCTAAGAAGATCATTCTTTCGCCCACGCAAGTCGCACTTGCAAAACGTTTAGGGCTAACACCGAAACAGTACGCTTTACAAGCGGCTATAGACATGAGGAATCAATAATGGCTACAAACAGAATAGACCGTGAACAATCAACCCGCGAAAAAGATGTTCGTAAGAAAGGGTGGCAAAGACCAGAAGTTCTGCCTTCGCCTACTCCAGAAGACGGGTACGCTTTTAAATGGGTTCGTGTTAGTACACAAGGTCATGTTGATGCCACTAACGTGTCTTCAAAATTACGTGAAGGCTGGGAGCCTGTACGAGCAGAAGATCATCCTGAAATAACAATGGTCACCGTTGAAAATGAACGGTTCAAAGACAATGTTTTAATCGGCGGTTTGATGCTGTGCAAGGCTGCAATTGATCTACCAGAAGAAAGAAATGCACATTATGAAGCTCAAAATAATGCTCAAATCCATTCTGTAGATAACAGTCTTATGAGAGAAAATGACCCCCGCATGCCGCTATTTAATGAGCGAAAGACGCGGGTTACTTTCGGTAAAGGATCTTAACTTTAATTTAAGGAGTCTCTAATGGCTTTAATTTCCGCACCATATGGGCTACGTCCCATTAAACGTGCTGACGGTATGCCCTATGCGGGTGCCACCACTCAGTACTTGATCGACCCCGCTGGAGAAGCAACTAATATCTTCTACGGCTCGGTTGTATTTATCGGCGCTGATGGCTACATTGCTATCGCTACTGGTACTGGCGCTAATGCTGGGGCGCAAGCGTTCCCAGTTGCTAACCAGTTTTCCGGTGCTTTAGGCGTGTTCGTCGGATGTGAGTATGTAAATGCCCAAGGTCAAACGATCTTTGGTCAGTACTACCCCTCTGGCACTACCGGCGTCGTAAAAGCATATGTTGTAGACGATCCAAATGTATTGTTCCAAGTCCAGTTAGACGGCGCTGCTGATCAAACTGACATTGGCGCTAATACATTTTTTGCGGCTCTTCAGAGCACCACCACGGGTAATACCCGGACTGGTAACTCTACTAGTGCAATGGATGCAACAACGGTTGTAACCACTGCGGCATTCAGAATCGTGTCTGCCGTTTCACCCATCTCTGACGCATTTCCTGACGTTCTTGTCCGCTTCAATAGCGGTTATAGCAGCGCCACTAATGCCGTTGGCTTGTAAGGAGAGTAGATCATGGCTATTTCAAGAGCCCAGTTATTAAAAGAACTACTTCCCGGTCTTAATGCTCTTTTTGGTTTAGAGTATGCTAAGTATGGGGAAGAAACGAAGGAGATTTTTGAAACAGAATCTTCAGACCGTTCTTTTGAAGAAGAAACGAAGCTGTCTGGCTTCCAAGCTGCACCTGTCAAAGGCGAAGGTTCTGCCATCGAATATGACAATGCACAAGAAGCATGGAGTGCACGTTACACGCATGAGACAATTGCGATGGGGTTCAGTATAACTGAAGAAGCCATCGAAGATAACTTGTATGACTCACTGTCTGCTCGTTATACGAAAGCTCTCGCTCGCGCTATGGCGTACACCAAGCAAGTTAAAGGTGCTACCATCTTGAACAACGCGTTTGCTGCTGGCACCACTTACGGTGACGGGGTTGTGTTGTGTTCAACGGCTCACCCACTTGTTTCTGGTGGCACTAACTCAAACCGTCCTGCTGTTGCGGCTGACCTTAATGAAACTTCTCTGGAAGCGGCTATTATTCAGATTGCTGGCTGGACTGATGAGCGTAGCTTGTTGATTGCTGCAAAGCCTCGTAAGTTAATTATCCCACCCAACCTCCAGTTTGTAGTAACTCGTTTGCTAGAGACAGAAGGACGCGTTGGTACTGCGGATAACGACCTTAACGCAATCAAAAACAACGGTAACATCCCTGAAGGGTATTCAGTCAATCACTATCTGACAGATCCAGATGCGTGGTTCTTAATGACTGACGTGCCTAATGGCTTGAAGCACTTTGTCCGTTCACCGATGTCAACGTCTATGGATGCTGATTTCGATACTGGCAACAGTCGTTACAAAGCTCGTGAGCGTTACTCGTTTGGTGTATCTGATCCCCTCGGGATTTATGGTTCACCCGGCGCATAATGCTGGTATAGGAAGGGGGGGCACTTGTTGCCCCTTTCTTTTTTATGTAGTATAAAGAACTTATCCCTGACAGGTGCATCCCGTACCTGACACTAGCCACGACAGGAGATACTCATGGCGAACACAACTTTCTCTGGCCCAATCCGGGCTGGTAATATTCGTAATACTGTAGGAACTACGGTTGGCACAGACGTTGCTAACGTAGGCTACGTTGTAATGTGTCAAGACACATTGGACAATCTTGCGGCTGGCGCACTTACAGCGAAACAAACAGATATTGTTATCCCCGCTAACTCTAAGATCGTTAACTGCATTATTGATCTTGTAGCAGCGGCTAACACTACTACCAACATCAGCGTTGGCGAAGTAGGTGGCAATAATAATACAATTATTAACGCTGTAGCATCGGGTACTACTGTTGGTATCAAGGCTTTAGGTGTTGGCGGTGGTGGAACCTTAGAGTGGGGTAATATTGGCACTTCAGACAAGCGTTTAACCGTAACGACTTCTGCTGCTACTAACGCAGGTTCTGTTCGCATTACAGTAATGTATGCACAAGCGTTTAACACGGTTGTTCTGCCATAAGGAGTAGATAATGTCCTCTGACATTCAATCGACGTTTATAGATGCGGCAGTAGCAAGTGCAGCGGCAGTGTCTACATCTGCGGCAGTAGGTAATAACGCCGCACTTACACTAACGACTAGTCCTTATGTCCCTGATTTCCCTAGGAAGATCACTATAACTTCGGCTGGGAATGATTCGGGCATATCGTTTACCGTTGTAGGTCTAAACGAAAATGGTGCGGCAGTTACTGAGGCTGTTACAGGGGCAAACTCTGGAGTAGCTACTACTGCTAATTACTATAGTTCAGTTACTTCTATTACCGCCGTGGGTGACCCCGCTGCTAATGTATCCGCAGGTACTGGAAATGAAGTATTCGCAACTATATTTGCTGGGCGTATGCGTTTACAAGGTCTGTACGCGGTTAACACTGCCAGTGCAGGGACTATTACCTTTAGGGATACTAGCCCGACAGGAGCTATTCGTATGCAGTTCGCTACGGTAGGTTCTGCTACAAGCTCGGAATACCCTGACGTACCAGATGACGGTATTCTGTTTGTTGGTGGGGGATTTTTAGATTATTCCGCAGCAAACATGTCGTCAATAACTTTGTTTTATTGCTGATACCTATGCACGCCTACTATAAAGCAGGGGGCAGTGTTTCTAAGTCTCCTGCGTGGACGCGTAAGGAAGGTAAGAGCGAATCTGGCGGTTTGAACAAAAAAGGCGTTGCTAGTTATCGTAAGGCTAACCCCGGCAGCAAGTTAAAAACTGCTGTTACTACGAAGCCAAGCAAGCTGAAAAAAGGTTCCAAAGCCGCCAAACGTCGCAAGTCTTTCTGTGCTCGTATGGAAGGTATGAAGAAACGTAACACCAGCTCTAAGACAGCAAAAGATCCTAATAGCAGGATCAACAAGAGCTTGCGGAAGTGGAATTGCTGATGCCTAGCAAAAGCAAGAAACAACAAGATTTTATGGCTGCGGTAGCCAATAACCCTAAATTTGCCGAAAAAACTGGGGTACCTCAGTCAGTAGGCAAAGACTATGAAAAGGCTGATAAGATGAAAGGAATGAAGAAATACCAGCAAGGTGGTATGTCTATGAAAGATGTAGCCATGAGCAAGATGGGTAAGCAAGGCGATAATGCTCGTTTGGACGACTCTATGGGTGCACGCAATGGCCCCGCAATGCAAGGCATGCAAGCCCGTCGTAACGAAAGCGAAGGTATGGAAAAAGCTATGGGCAAACGTAAGTTTGCTGGTGATAAGGCTATGCCCCGCATGAATAACGGTGGTAAAGTCCGCGGTGCTGGCATAGCAAAGAAGGGCGTGAAGCCTTGTAAAATGCGATAGCTAATGCGCTGTTACTATAAAGGAGCTTAGTCATGGGTAATAAAAGCCAAGCGTTAAAAGATAAGAAAAAAGATTCTGATACCATAGAGAGTAAGCTTGCCAATTCAAAATTTTCACTTGAATATGATTATGATTACGATTCGCTACCCTCAAATAAAGAACTAGAAGATTCTGGGCTGTCTTTACGAGACTACCTCGATAAAAATCTTCGAAAAGGTAAGCCACGTAAAAAACCCGGTTTTATTGGGAAAGGTAAAACAGCAGAAGAAATTATGGGGCAAGGTAAGCCACGCGGTATGAAGAAAGGCGGCAAAGTCCGTGGTTCTGGTTGCGCTACCAAAGGTACTCGTGCTGCTAAAATGGTAACGATGAAAGGAGCGTAGTCATGGGTATGTTTGACATGTTTAGGAGTAAGAAAGATAAAAAGAAGCCCAAAGTTAAACGTAAAGCTAGTAGGACTAGATCTTTTCGCAAAGATGATGCCCCAGAAGAGTTAGCGTCGGGTAAAAAAGTAAAAGATCTAGGGACTAAAGTTACTGGTAAACGTAGACCTAACGAAAGCCAAGAGTTAAAAGCTAAGAAAGCTACGGTTCCAGCACCTAAAAGAACTGCTGCAGCACCTAAAACAGGTATGGACGGTAAAGCTAGGACTGGCCCAGCAGATATGATGCGTAGGAAATCTGCCACCGGTAAGGGCATGGTTGCGGAGAAGAACCCCCGGTCAATCGCTGCGGCTAAGAAAAAAGGTTCTGATACGTTTATTGGTAAAGACGGTAGGAAGAAAGCCGCCGTTACTAAAGAAGAGTTAGAGGCTTCTGGGTTGTCTTTACGGGATTACCTTAATAAACAAAAAGGTAAGACACGTAAAAAACCTGCTATGAAGAAAGGCGGCGACGTGGCTAAGTATGCTGCAGGTGGAAGTGTCCGTGGTACCGGTATTGCTACTAAAGGTACCCGTCCGGCTAGAATGAGGTAACAATGCGCTGTTACTATAAAAAAGGCGGTTCGGTTAAAGACGCGTGTTATAGCAAGGTTAAGTCTCGCTATAAGGTCTTCCCTTCCGCCTATGCTTCAGGTGCTATTGCGAAGTGTCGTAAGAAAGGCGCTAAGAACTGGGGTAACAAGAGTGGCAGTTAGAAAAACCGCGAAAGGCGCATCGTTAAAACGTTGGTTTAAAGAAGACTGGAAAGACGTTAAGACGGGTAAAGCCTGTGGTAGAAAGAAGGGTGATAAGCGTGGTACGCCGTACTGTAGACCTACAAAGCGGATATCTGCTAAGACACCTAAAACATCTTCTGAGATGACTAGTGCTGAGAAGAAGAAGAAAGTAGCTGAAAAGAGGAAACTAGGGCAACCAGCGGGTAAGCCCAAACGAGTAACAGCCGCTAAAAGATAAGGACATAAGCTATGAAAGGTGTAAAACACTACAAAAGAGACGGCACTGAGCACAGAGGTTCAAGCCATAAGATGAGTGATGGCACCCTACACACCAACAAGACTCACACCAAAACTAGTGTAAAGTTATTTCATATGAAAGATCTTTCTGCAAAAGCCAAAGCCAAAGCTAAGAACAGCGGGAATACATAATGGCTACATCAGGTACAACAGCATTCAATATGCCGTTTACAGACATCGCTGAAGAGGCGTGGGAACGCGCAGGACGCGAGTTACGGTCAGGGTATGATCTCCAGACTGCACGCCGTTCTATGAACCTCATGACGATTGAGTGGCAGAATCGTGGCATTAACATGTGGACGATTGAGCAGGGTGTCCTTGATCTAGTACAAGGCCAAGCAACCTACGCGTTACCTGATGACACCATCGACCTTTTAGAGCAGAGCGTTCGTACAGGCGCACATAATTCATCTACGCAAGCTGACCTAACATTAAGTCGGATTAGCATTAGTACTTACGCGTCCATCCCCAACAAAATTACGCAGTCGCGCCCTATACAGGTTGTTATACATAGGGATAGTGGGCAGACGTACCCAACCGGCATTACGTTAGGGGCTACTGCAACGAGCACTGCCACGACAATCACGCTTAGTGGTGTAGCGGGTTTACCTCCTGCGGGGTTTATAAAGATACAAAACGAGATCATCAACTACGGGTTTATTGAAGGTAACGTGTTACAGAATTGCTTTAGGGGCCAACAAGGGACTACAGCAGCTACTCATACGGTTGGTGGTATAGCAATACCTATTTTTGGAGAACAAGTCCCTGCGGTTACCGTGTGGCCTGTACCGGACAATGTTCAAAGCTATCAGATTGTTTACTGGCGTATGCGACGTGTGCAAGACGCTGGCGGCGGTATTGAGACATCTGACATGAATTTCAGGTTTTTCCCGTGTCTAGTTGCGGGTCTGGCCTATTACATTGCTATGAAAGTACCCGAGCTTGTTGACAGGGTGCCAATGTTAAAAGCCGTATATGATGAGCAATTTGCACTGGCTGCTGAAGAAGATAGGGAGAAAGCCCCGATTAGGTTCGTGCCTCGTATGGGTAGAGTCTAGCAATGGGCACCGCATTTGCTTCAGACAAAAAAGCCATCGCCATGTGCGATGTGTGTGGGTTCCAGTTTAAACTAAAGACGTTAAAAAGTTTAATGGTTAAAGGTAGGGATACGCAGATAAAAGCGTGTTCTGAGTGTTGGAATCCGGGTCAACCCCAGCTTAAACTAGGGGATTTTCCGGTAAACGATCCGCAAGCGATTAGGAATCCAAGACCTGATACAAGTCTTGGGGTATCAGGAGACTTTAGTAGTAGAAACATACAGTGGGGTTGGTACCCAGTAGGCGGCGGAGATGACCCGTTTAACTTGACCCCTAACAACTTAGTAGCTAGTGGGCTATTAGGAACCGTTACAGTAACGACGTAGGAGTAATACTATGTACAACCCTAAAAACGTTTTTGGGATGGAAGAAGTCAAAGTTCAAAAGAATAAAGGCGTCCAGTCTTACGGCCCTAAGCCAAGCATGAAAGGCGTTAAGACTTCTGGGATTATGATGCGTGGGTACGGCGCAGCGACTAAGGGCCGTATGTGCCGAGGGCCAATGGCCTAAACCATGAACTACACGCAGCTAAAAGCGGACATCCAAGACATCTGTGAAACAACTTTTACAGATGACCAACTTGCTATGTTTACCGAACAGGCCGAGCAGAAGATCTACAATACGGTTCAGATCCCTGCGTTGCGTAGAAATGTAACTGGGGTAGTAACAGCTAACAATACATATTTAGACATCCCCACGGACTTTTTATGGTCGTATTCTTTAGCGATTATTGATGGTGACGGCAATTACTCGTTTTTAATTAATAAAGACGTTAATTTCATCCGCGAAGCATACCCGAAGGCCACCTCCACAGGGTTACCTGCACACTATGCGTACTTTAACGATGACGCGTTTATTGTTGGCCCAACGCCAGACAGTAATTACGCTGTGGAGCTGCATTACGGATACTACCCTACTACGATTGTGACGGCTGGTACGACGTGGCTTGGGGATGAATTTGACAGTGCACTATTGAATGGTGCGTTAATTGAGGCTATCCGGTTCTTGAAAGGTGAGCCTGATATGGTAGCCATGTACGAACGGTTATATGTACAGGCTATAGGGTTACTCAAGAATTTGGGTGACGGTAAACTACGCGAAGATGCTTTCCGTTCAGGTCAGTATAAAGTTGCGGTAACTTAAGGAGTTTAACATGGCAATTGCACAAGCGATGTGTACTTCGTTCAAGAAAGCACTTTTGGACGGGGAAATGGATTTTAGTAGTAACACGGGGCAGTCTTATAAGATTGCGTTATATACAAGCAGCGCAAATTTGAGTGCTGCTACTGATGCGTATATTACGGGTGGCGAAGTGGCAAACGGTGACGGATACAGTACAGGTGGTAATCCGTTAACAATCGTTGTACCTGCCGTTAATGGAACCACTGCGTTTCTTAGTTTTGCCAATACTACGTGGAATACCGCTTCGTTTACAGCGCGTGGGGCTTTAATCTACCAAGTAGGGGGAACTACCCCGGCTGTTGCGGTACTTAATTTTGGTACTGATAAAACGGCTTCAGGGGGTACTTTCCAAATTACATTCCCGGCTGTAAATGCTAGTAACGCGATTATCAGGATAGCCTAATGGCTAATGCTGTCGTTGTCTTTCAAGGCTGGGGGTCTTCTACCCAAGGCTGGGGCGATAGTAGTTGGGGTCAGAATGTCCTAGTCCCCGGTATGACTGGGGCAGTCGGTAACGCAGTCGTCACCACTGGTGCAAATGTTTTTCCATCAGGTTTAGCTGCTACTGGTGCAATAAATTCTGTAATCGTTACCACTGGTGCAGATGTTGCTGTAACGGGTGTCGTAGGAACTACAGCTTTAGGTTCTGTAATTGTTACCGCTGGTGCAGATGTTGCTGTAACGGGTGTCGTAGGAACTACAGCTTTAGGTTCTGTAGTCGCCACCACTGATGTAAATGTTGCTGTAACGGGCGTTGTAGGGACCACAGCTTTAGGTTCTGTAATCGTTACCACTGGTGCAAATGTTGCTGTAACGGGCGTTGTAGGGACTACAGCTTTAGGTTCTGTAGTTGCCACCACTGATGTAAATGTTACTGTAACGGGTGTCGTAGGAACTACAGCTTTAGGTTCTGTAGTTGTCACCACTGGTGCAAATGTTGCTGTAACGGGCGTTGTAGGCACGGGAGCAGTAGGAACTATTAACATATGGGATGTTATAGTCCCCAACCAAGTCCCCAACTGGCAAGATATTAGTGATGCACAAACTCCAAATTGGGGTAATATAAATACAGCTCAAAATCCAAACTGGCAAGACATAGCCGCATGAGGTTAAGAATATGACAACTCAATACACTACGATCCTAAAACTAGCTCTTCCTGTTCAGGGGGAATTGAGCGGTACTTGGGGCGATGTTGTAAACAACAATATCACGCAGATGGTAGAGCAGGCTGTTGCAGGTAAGGCTGTAGTCAATACGTGGAGCGGCAATTCTCATACGCTAACCACTGCCGATGGTACAACCTCAGAATCTCGTTGCGCTATTTTAGAACTTACAGATACAAACACGCAGCTATCAGGTGTAGGTACTGTTGTTTGCCCCGCACTCTCAAAACTTTATATCGTAGATAACAACACCGCAAAAGTTGTTACCGTCAAGACTGCTAGTGGCTCCGGTGTTGCTGTGCCCGTTGGCAAAACCATGCTGGTCTATTGTGATGGCACTAACGTTGTAGAAGGTGTTACCCACGCTAATAGCTTAAGTCTGGGTACAAGCACTACCACTGTAAGTAGTGTATTAGACCAAGACGATATGTCTTCTAACAGCGCCACAGCCATTGCTACGCAACAATCAATTAAAGCCTATGTAGACAGCCAAGTCGTTCGCTTTGACACACTAGCTGAGGTTCTCGCCGTTGGCAATACGACCACCACCGATCAAAAAATTCAGTTCCGCGATGCAGCGATCTACATCAACTCAAGCGCAGACGGCCAGCTTGATATCGTTGCCGATGGTGAAGTGCAGATTGCTACGGCTCTAGTAGATATCAACGGCAACCTCGATGTATCAGGAACAACTAACATCAGCGGGTCTACTACGTTTACAAAAAATGCTATTGCATCGGTTGCGATTTCGAGTGTTGCTAGATCATCAAACACCGTCACGGTAACAACTTCTGCGGTTCACGGCCTTTCAGTAAACGATTTAGTAAACCTTAATGGGGTTACTGATATTTCTTTTAACGGTTATTTTACTGTAACCGCAATATCTAGCACTACCGTATTTACCTTTAGTCAAACAGCCGCAAACGCATCATCGAGCGGTGGTTCTACAACCGAAATTGTGTACAACCTTAATGCTAGTGGTACCGCCCTCAACCAGATGAACGGCCCCCTTAACATTGCCGCTAATAGTGCCATTGACGGGCTTGAGATTACTCAGTCTGGGGCAGGTAAAGGCTTACATGTTACCGGTACTACAGATCTTGTTGGCGCTTTAACTCAAGACGGTGGGGCAGTCTTTAACGAAGCATCCGCAGATGTAGACTTTAGAATCGAATCAAACGGCAACGCTAATATGGTGTTCGTTGATGGTGGCAATAATCGGGTTGGTGTTGGTACTAATGCGCCAGATGGTACTTTACACGTTCACACAGCAACCGCAGGGACTGTCACTGCATCAAGCCAAGCAGATGACTTGGTGGTGGAAAACAGTGGAGAAGGCGGCATGACGATCATTACGCCCGACAATCAGTCAGCGCGTATTAGGTTCACAAGCCCCTCCACCAACACTGATGTGGGCGGCGCTTTCATATTCTACCGACAGAATATCAACACAATGCAAATTGGTACGGCGGTTTCTGGAGGAGTGCTATCTTTGGCATCTGGGGCTGGTGTTGAGGCCATGCGCATAGCCGCAAACGGTGCAGTTAACTTTGCAGCAGACGTAACCTTTGCAAATGGAGCAGACATAATTACTGCTTCAGCAGGCACAAGCAACTTCCGCGCAGGTGTTGACGCAGGTAACAGCATTCAAGACGGTGGTAATTTTAATACTGTCGTGGGCGATCAAGCAGGTACGGCGATTACTACTGGTGATTCTAACGTTATAGTTGGGATGGTTGCTGGTGACGCATTAACTGAGGCTAGTGACAATATAGCTATTGGACAAGGCGCTTTAACTGATGACACAAAAGGTAGTAAATCTGTAGCAATAGGTAGGCAAGCATTAACTGCTCAAAACTTTACTTCAGCTACTGCTACTCACAACACAGCAGTAGGTCATAACGCAGGTGTAGCAGTAACCACAGGCATCAGCAACACCCTCATTGGAGCTTTGGCAGGTGATGCGCTAACGGATACTGACTTAAATGTAGCTGTAGGTTATCAGGCATTAACTGCCGATACGCTAGGTAGTAAGTCTGTTGCGCTAGGTACAGCAACATTAATGACGCAAAACTTTGGCAGTGCTACAGATGCGTTTAACACAGCAGTAGGGCATAGTGCTGGTACAGCAGTAACCACAGGCATAGCTAACACCCTCATAGGTGCTCTTGCAGGGGATTCTCTTACAACTGGAAGTGGTAACACCGCCGTTGGTAAAGATTCTATGGGTGCCGCAACTGTCACTGGTGACAATAACACAACTCTGGGCCAAGCGGCAGGTAATGCTCTTACTAGCGGTAGTAACAATATGTTCTTAGGTACAGACTCAGGACGCTCAGGAAGCCCCGGAGGCAGTATAACTACAGGTAGCAATAATATCGTTCTTGGAGATGAAAATATTTCTTCTGCTTATATTAAAGTAGATTGGTCAGTAGGTTCCGATGCGCGAGACAAAACAGACTTTACGCCATTAGACTTAGGTTTAGACTTTGTTAAAGCTCTAGCACCTGTTACTTACAAGTGGGACATGCGCTCTAAGTATGGTGATAAGTCTGCTGAAGACTATGATCTAGCCGAACAGACTCCAGACGGAACCCACAAAGAAGATTGGTTAGACATAGGCTTCAAGGCACAAGAAGTAGAAGCCCTTGAAATAGCGGCAGGTTACAACAAAGACAACAAGACCAACCTAGTCTCTAACCACACTGATGATGGCAAGCAGATGGGCTTACAGTACAGCAAGTTTGTACCTATCCTAGTCAAAGCTATGCAAGAACAAAACTCCTTGATCGAGGCACTCACCGCACGAATCGCAACCTTAGAAGGATAAATAAACATGGCAGAACGTACAGCAGAAGAAAAAGCAAAAATGTACAGCGCAATGCTAGGAAGCGTTAGTGTTATTACAAACGTCCTAGATGCAAGCAACGATTTTTGCAACGACATGACAGGCGCAGAAAAGAAAAAGCGTGTTATGCGTAGCTCAGGATATTGCAGTGCAGGTGTAGCACTAACAGATTGGGGCAGTGAAGATATGTCAACCATCAATGCCGCTATTACAGCCGCAGAAGCCGCGTAAAGGATAAATAATCATGGCTCAGACTGACGCGAACAAAGCCCTAAAGAAGATTGATATACATGAAGCGGAATGCGCCTTGAGATATGACTCAATCAAAGAACGGTTAGACTCCGGGTCACAACGATTCGATAAGTTGGAGCGTATGATCTGGGGCATCTACCCTGTAATGATTGCTTCTTTAATTGCTATTGTTGGGTTGGTGGTGACGAAATGAAATTTAGCGCGATCAAAGGCTTGATCGGTACGCTTGCACCTACTATTGGGAAGGCGCTCGGTGGGCCTTTAGGTGGTGCTGCTGCTCAAACAATAGCCGCAGTTTTAGGTTGTAAGGCTGATGAAAAAAGTATTGAGAAGGCTGTCCAAGCGGCGACCCCCGAGCAACTTGCAGAAATTAAAAAAGCGGAATTTAATTTTCAGGCGCGGATGAAGGAGTTAGATGTAGATGTTTTTAAACTTGAAACAGATGATATTCAGAATGCGCGAATGGCTTTTAAAGGGGACTGGACGCCAAAGTTTATTGCGGTTGCTTGCGTTTTGTTCTTCGGTGCCTACATTGCTTTGGTTACGATACAAGATTCCGCTGATACAGATAGCGGCGTTGTTAATCTTGTTCTCGGTTATCTTGGCGGTATTGTCAGCAGTATCATATCTTTTTATTACGGGGCTTCCCATAAGCATGTTGAATGATGCGATTAGTTAACATGTTAAAGCGACACGAAGGCGTTAGAGATAAGGTCTATATGTGTTCTGCTGGGTACGAAACCATTGGCGTTGGTAGGAATATTAGCGAGTCTGGTCTTGGCTTGTCTAACGATGAAATTGAATACCTACTAAAGAACGACATTATGCGGTGCCAACAAGAGTTACGGGGTGAGTACGACTGGTTTAAAGACTTAGATAGCGTGCGGCAAGAGGCTCTGATTGACTTGTCATTCAATCTTGGACAGACCCGACTACGTACGTTTGTTAAAGCACTAGGTCACATGGCTGCAGGTAACTACGAAGAGGCTGGTCAAGAATTTTACCGTAGTCGCTGGGCTGAACAGGTTGGTGATCGCTCGTTGGAAGTTTGCCAAATGATTAGTTCTGGGGAATATCAAAAACGATGAAAACGTCATATGCACCAAAAACATTAGCTGATGGTAACGTTGAACCTGCCCATGAGGTAGAAATACTCTGTGTCGAATGTGGATACGATGTAGACGAGAGTGAATTAGAAGCAGATACTTGTTCTGATTGCGGTGCTTCTTTAAACTTGAAACAGAATACTTCTATCCAAGTAACAACCCTACCGCCGGTATTTGGCGAGACAATGTGATGGGTTCCTTATGCCACTACAGAAACTAGCGTTAAAACCGGGGGTTAATCGGGAGAATACTCGTTACACCAGTGAAGGTGGATGGTACGAATCCGATAAAATACGGTTCAGGCAGGGCACTCCAGAGAAGATTGGCGGGTGGCAGCGTATATCTGACGCTACCTTCCTTGGTGTCTGCCGATCCTTGTGGAACTGGGTAACATTAGGTAGTCAAAACCTAATTGGCGTAGGCACTAATCTTAAGTTCTATATCGAGAACGGCGGTGCATACAACGATATAACACCTTTACGGGCTACAGTCAGCCTTACTAACCCGTTTACCACCACAAGCGGTTCTCCTACGGTCAGTGTTTTAGACGCTAGTGGGGGGTACGTATCAGGCGATTTCGTCACTTTTTCGGGTGCATCTGCCGTTGGTGGGCTTACTTTAAACGGTGAATTTCAGATAACTATTGATACAGCAAGCACTAATAGGTACTTTATAACGGCTCCTAATAACGCCAATTCTGCGGCAACTGGGGGCGGTACAGTATCTGCTGCTTACCAAATTAACACCGGATCGGCCTACGTAGTACCTTTAACAGGTTGGGGAGCGGGTTCGTGGGGTGCTGGAACATGGGGCACTGGCGGTACATCTGACACTCAGATACGCCTATGGTCGCAGATAAACTTTGGAGAAGACCTCATATTTGGGCCTCGCGGTGGGCCTATATACTACTGGGATGCAACGTCAGGGCTATCCGCTAGAGGCGTTACACTGGCCTCAATATCACCCGCTACAGCCA